GAAAGAGTGGGATAAGTAATGGCTGGCAGTAGAACACTTAAACTCTCGATTCTTGCTGATGTCGATGATCTAAAAAAGAAGCTTGATACTGGCTCCAAAGAGGTTGAAGGCTTTGGCGGCAAGATGGAGAAATTTGGCAAAGTCGCAGCAGCCGCCTTTGCAGCAGCAGCAGCAGCAGCAGCGGCCTATGCAGTTAAGTTAGCCGTTGATGGCGTTAAGGCAGCAATTGAAGATGAGGCTGCTCAGCTTCGTTTAGCCAATGCCCTAAAAAATGTTACTGGCGCAACCGATGTCCAGATAGCGGCAATTGAAAAACAAATATTAAAAACCTCTTTAGCAACGGGAGTTGCGGATGACCAGTTAAGGCCAGCACTTCAAAGATTAGCAATAGCAACTGGTGATGTTACTGAAGCTCAAGAATTATTAGATCTTGCTTTAGATATTTCAGCGGCAACGGGTAAAAGCGTTGAGGCAGTATCCAACGCTCTTGGAAAAGCATATGAAGGCAATACAGGTGCTTTAGGCAGACTTGGAGTTGGATTATCGGCTGCTGAAATTAAGACACTTGGCCTTGAAGGAACAATGCAACAACTGGCCGACACATTTGGCGGAGCAGCTACAGTGCAAGCCAATACATTTGAAGGTCAAATTCAAAGACTTAAGGTCAGCTTTGATGAAGCAAAAGAATCGGTAGGCGCTGCATTATTACCTATGCTAAAAAATTTGATGGATTACTTTGTTAATACTTTAATTCCTAAATTTCAAGAAGCCAAAGCTAAAGCCGTTGATCCAATTATTAAAGCATTTAAAGATAACGAAGATACTCTGCGCGATTTATGGTCTTTTATCAAAACTTTTCTTGTTCCTATATTTGAAAACGCGCTAGTAAATTCAATAGTGGCAGTAGGTAAAACTATTGCTGGAATTGTTACAATAGTTGCCACAGTTACTAGAGAAGTAAAAGATTTAGCTAATTCCGTTATTGAGCAAATTAACAGAATTATTGCTGCATATAACCGAATACCAATATTGCCAAATATTGACCCAATTCGAAAAATTGGAACAGGTTCAGTTGGTTCAAACACCGTTCCTAGCGGCGGATTACCATTTGGCGGTTCTACTGGTGGGGGTTCTAATGCTGGCGGTTCTACTGGTGGCGGTTCAACTGGTGGCAGTTCTACTGGTGGCGGTTCTACTGGTGGGGGAAGCACCGGCGGTGGCGGTGGCGGTGGCGTTACCATTCCAGTTGTTACGGGAACAATGCCTACTTTTCCATCATCACTAAATCCAACGGGCAATGCAATTCCATCTGGCTTTAATGTTGCAGCCGTTAGAGCTGGAGAAGAGCGCGGCAATGTTATTGTTAATGTAAATGCTCCATCCGCTATTGATGAAGAAGGATTTACCAGAGCAGTTATTTTGGCGCTTAATAACTCCACTAATCGCGGAACTACTGGCGCTGGAGATCTAAGGACTTCGGCTCAAATCCTATGACCCTTTGGACTCCTGATTGGCGAATTAAAGTCAATGGCACAGAATTAACCTCAGTTACTCTTAGCAATCTAACTATCACCTCTGGCCGTCAAGATATTAACTCACCAACTCCTGCTGGGTATTGCTCGCTTGAAGTCATTAACACCGATGGCACTAATTACTCATTTACAATTAATACCGCAGTTACAGTTGAGATTAAGGACACCAGCGGAAATTATGTGGCTCTCTTTGGCGGTAGAATCTCAGACTTGCGCCAAGTAGTAAGAAGCGCTGGATCAAGTGCAGTAATCACTAGCCTTCGCATTACTGCCATTGGAGCGCTTTCAAGATTGCAAAGAGCTATCTTTGATGGAAATCTGGCTGAAGGTTTAGACGGGGCTCAGATTCAAGATTTACTAGATGATTTGCTTCTTAATTCTTGGAATGAAGTCCCACCAGCGGAAACTTGGGCAACTTATGACGCCACCGAAACTTGGGCAGATGCGCAAAATATTGGGTTAGGTGATATAGATGCTGGCGAATTTACAATGGTTAGCCGTCAAATCACAGATAGCGTAATTGCCCCAATAGCCAATCAGATTGCTAATTCAGCTCTCGGTTATCTTTATGAGGATGCCAATGGTCTTATCGGTTATGCCGATGCCAGCCATCGTCAAGATTACCTAGTGGCTAATGGCTATACAGACTTGGACGCTTCTCACGCCATCGCCTCTGGAATCGGCGTAATTCAGCGCCAAGGCGATTTAGCCAATAAAATAATTATGGACTATGGCAACAATTTTAATAGCTCCTATACTGCTCAGGACACAATTTCTCAATCAACCTTTGGCCTATTTGCCGAGCAATTTAGTAGCTATTTAAAAAACGCCGCCGATGTTGAGGATGTAGCAGATCGCCTAATCCAGCTTCGGGCCTATCCTAGAAATACCTTCCAGTCCATTACCTTCCCACTTCAGTCCCCTGAAATTGATAACCCAGATAGAGATGCCCTACTTAATATATTTATGGGCCAGCCAGTCAGAATTACCAATCTGCCCTTGAATATCCTAGGTGGCGAATTTACTGGCTTTGTCGAGGGCTGGACTTTTAACGCCTCAGTATCAGGCCTCTCAATTACCTTCCTAGCTACCCCAACAGAGTTCTCAGCAGTAGCCCAACAATGGGCTCAAGTCAATGCGGCAGAAAGCTGGAATAGTGTGCTCAATACCTTAGAATGGCAAGACGCGATTGGAGTGATTAGTTAATGCCTACAACAACAAACTTTGGCTGGACGACCCCAGCTGATACAGATTTAGTCAAAGATGGTGCTTTGGCCATAAGAACCCTCGGCAATGGAGTCGATACTTCATTTATTGATTTGAAGGGTGGCACTAGCGGTCAAATACTCTCAAAGGCTTCAAATACAGATTTAGATTTTACTTGGATTGCCAATGATCAAGGGGACATAACTGAAGTTGCAGCTGGGACTGGCATTTCAGTTACAAACGGAACTGGCCCGATAGCGACAGTAGCAATTGATTCAACAGTTGCCACCTTGACTGGAACACAAACTTTAACCAATAAGACGCTAACAGCCCCAGTTACGACTTTAGCTTTAAACGCACAAACTGCGACTTATACAGTTGTCTTAGATGATGCTTCAAAGTTAGTAACAATGTCCGTTGCTGGTGCTAACGATTTTCAAATACCAACTAATGCCAATGTTGCTTTTCCAGTCGGCACAGTTATCAATGTTATTCAAATTGGCGCAGGCCAAACTACGATTAAAGCGGTTACTTCAGGCACTACTACAATTTCATCAACAGGAGCTTCTGCCATAGCACCTAAATTAAGAGCGCAGTTTTCAGCCGCTTCTTGCATAAAGGTCGCAACCGATACTTGGTATGTAGTAGGAGATATTGCCTAATGAGTTTAATCGGGATTATTGCTTCACAAAATTATCCGCGGACTTTTAGCGTTGATTATTTAGTTGTCGCGGGCGGCGCAGGTGGCGGTGCTCAAGACGGCGGTGGTCAAGGCGGACAGGGCGGCGGTGGCGCTGGCGGCTTGCGTTGCACAGTAACTACAACTGGTGGCGGCGGTTCTTTAGAAAGTGCTTTATCTGTAAGTAAATCTACAAATTACACAGTTACAGTTGGAGCTGGTGGCGCTGGCTCAACTACTAATGCAGCAAAAGGTGTTAATGGTTCTAACAGTGTATTTTCAACTATAACTTCAACTGGAGGCGGTGGCGGCGGTTCTGCCACAAATGCAGCAGGTGCGAATGGCGGTTCAGGCGGCGGCGGCGGTTGGGGTGGAAGTGGAACGGCGGCTGGTGGAACTGGAACGGCTAATCAAGGTTATGCTGGTGGAAGTATGAACGCCTCTACTGGTGAAGCTGGCGCAGGTGGCGGCGGTGCTGGAGCAACTGGAACTTCAATAACAACTGGTAGCAATGGTGGCGCGGGTGGCGCTGGCGTTAGCACTTTCATAAGCGGTTCATCTACTTCATACGCTGGTGGCGGTGGCGGTGGTGCTTATGTAGGTGGAAGTGCCGGAAGTGGTGGAAGTGGTGGCGGTGGCGCTGGTGGCACTAATGCAAATAGCGGTAACAATGGAACTGTAAATACTGGCGGTGGCGGTGGCGGTGCTGGCGGTTCTAACAATGCCGATGGTGGAAGCGGCGGTAGCGGTGTAGTAATTTTACGCTTTCCAACTGCTGCTGGAACTATAACTATTGGTGCAGGTTTGACTGGATCAACTTCAACAAGTGGCAGCAATACGATTGCAACAATTACTGCTGGCAGTGGAAATGTGAGCTGGTCATAATGGCACATTACGCATTTTTAGATGAAAACAATGTAGTAACCGAAGTGATTACAGGCATTGATGAAACAGAATTGATAGAAGATTTAGACCCAGAAATTTGGTATGGCAATTTTAGAGGTCAAACTTGCAAACGCACTTCATACAACGGAAACATACGCAAGCAATACGCTGGCATTGGCTATACCTATGATGCCTTCAATGATGTATTTATAGTGCCTCAACCTTATCCATCTTGGTCGCTAGATGAGAACTTTGATTGGCAAGCGCCAACACCAATGCCCACAGAAGGTATCTGGTATTGGGATGAAGATTTAGGCGAGTGGGTAAATGGCTAGATTATGTGCAGCTGGTATCCAATTAAGAGAGCAAATCGATGACGATTATCCTGATAGGGATCGTAAGTCTGACGGCTGGATTGCTGATGCTCGCCACCTTGCTAAAGGCAGTTCTGACCATATACCAATCGATGGAATCGTTAGAGCTTTAGATATTGATGCTGATTTATCAGCTCACAAAGAAGAGGCTTACGCATTAGTTGAGAAAATTCGCAAGTTAGCTAAGAAAGGCGATAAGCGAATTAAATACATAATCTACGATGGAAAGATTATGAGTCCAATACTGGGATGGAAGCGCAGAACTTATAAAGGCTCTAATCCTCACCGCTCGCATTTCCACATTTCATTTACAACTTTGGGAGACAAAGATGGCAGTTATTTTAACC